TCCACGCTCTGCTTGATGCCAACGAAAGTATTCGCGAGCAGGGATTGTACCTTTGAGTTGTCCAAGTCCCTCAGTGTGCGCAGAACCCATCTCAGAGTTTTCTTTGCGAGCCATTTGCTCACGCATTGATGCTTCATGCTTCTCAAGGTCTACTTCGTAACGCAAGTAACGGTCCAGGTTCTCCATGAACTTTGAACCGTTCCCTTCCTTCCATTTCGGTAAAAATATATCCGCCATAGTTGTTGTGTGGTTAGGTGCGGGCTTGCCCCCCGAAGGGGGCTTAACCCACAACTAAATTATGACTTATGCAAATTGACCGAGGTCAACAATACGAAGTCCGATAACAATCTTTCCTGCCGTTGCTGATGCGATTGCGGCATCAGTGACTTCCAAAAGAATGGAAGTGGCGGTGTTGGTTCCACCAACGGGTTGGGATTGATTGCCCGTGAATGCGTCTCCGGTGTTAAACACGGGAGCGCTCATGGCATCAACATCAAGAGCGTCGATGAACTCATCGGGATCTCCGCCTGTGGTTCCCACATCAATGACGAGGGAAGTTGTGCCTGCAAAGGCTTCGGCTTCATACACTCCGACCATCTCAACAGCACCCCCGGCAGGGATGGTTGCGAGGGTCTTCTGCCCGCCGTTACCAATCGTTTGCAAGTCTTCGAAGGTAGCGGTGTAAATGTGAGTAAACCCACGTCCTGATTCATTATTACTTAATTCTGACATTTGAATAATCTCCTTATTGTTTAGAATTAGTTAAAGAAACCGTGAGCTTTAGGCATGTGACATGCAAGCCCGGCGATTACATCACAGAAACCTCTGCGGCCACCTCCCTGATTCTCAAGTTCCGAGTTGGACTCAGCTTTGAGAGTGTGGATAGCAACATACTCAGGATCGATAAGAAGTCCTGCGTCACCGTCGATAGTGGAACTACCGGAGGTGCGGTTTAGGAAAACCGAGGGTACTATGGCCACATCGCCGAAATCTCCGGAATATAGGTTCACTTGTAAAGTGATCTTCTTGCTTTCTGCGGGTTGAGTTACGGAGAACGCAAATCCTGCTCCGCCTGCTTGACGGGCAAAATCACTGATCTCTTTCTTCAACTGCGGTCCGGCAATAAGAGTAAGCTGACCACCAGGCATTCCATTGGCTTCGTAAAGCTCCTGAAGGACGCTGTTGAAGGTAGCTTCGGTTTGGGTTCCGGTGGTGTCATTTGCAACATTCTGAGCGAACGTTGGAACATCGGATGGTTGACCACCAACTCCGAGCCACTTGAACATTCCGCGAGTTTTGTATGGAGCGCCTGCACCGGAATCGGCTTGACGATCTTGTGCGGAACAAACGGCGGCTTCGAGATCTCTCTTGATTTCTCGAACTGCCTTTGCCTCACTTGCGGCAAATTCATTCGCAACTCCCGCTGTATCAACGAGTTCTGCAATATCAGAGACTGCGTAAGTGCGGCGGAATTTCTGAATGTAATTCCCGATACGAGCGCGGTTTGCGGCTTTGTTGTCGAATGCGGTTACATCCTCACCCTCGTTAACTCCATCGAAGTTAGCGGTGGAAAGGTCATCAACTTGAACTTCGAAGAAAGTTCCGGATGCGGTTGCTTTGTTTGCCATTGAGACAAACGGTGTGGACTCAGGTTCGAGGATGGTCAGCACATCGCTGAGATCCTCTCTTTGGCCTACGGTATTATAGGATGCTGCTTTAGGCATTTTATTTTTACCTCCTTGGTAATTTTAAGATTTTTGTTATGCGGTTGCCCGCTTGAGTTTCATGTAATTCTGATAATCCGCCATTGATCCCGATGCATCGAATTTGCGCTTCGCGGCATCGACCTCTTTGTTCTTCTTAGCCTGGGGCGTTTTCGGCCTACTTGATCCCGCTTCCGCGCTCGCTACCGGAGCTTTGGGTTTGGGTTTCGGCTTGCTCGCCTGTGCTTGTCTGCTTTGCACTGCTTTCATTCCTTCGACCATTAACCCAAGTGCAAAGTTGCTATTGGGAAGATAATCAACCAAAGGCTTGTAAAGCGGTGAAGCTTTGACTTGCATGAACAGTTTGTAATCATCGCTTTCGGGTTCCCCAAGGAACTGAAAGGTTTGAACCGCTTGCTGATCAGATTGGGATCTCTCCTTAATCCACTTTTGCCTTGCCGGAGCATCCTTGCGAAGAATCTTCCTCGCGTTTTTCTGAATGCGTTTTAGCTCGGCTTTGGTGTAGGTTTTCTCTCCATCCTTCAGCACATATTCATTGCCGTTGTCATCGTATTGCACCTCGTTATCCATCCCCTCGTCTGCCCATTCAATGAGCGTTTGTAGGTTCTCGACTTCCTTTAATAGTGCGGATTCGTCAGCAACATTATGTAAAGCGTTATCCTTAAGGAACTCAGGTAGTTCACTGCTTACGGGTTGTTGAGCTTGTTGGGCTTGCGCCTGTAACTCAGCATTCTCTGCAAGTAATGCTTTCTTCTGAGCGGTTAGTCTTCCGAACCGCTTGACCGCAGATGCGTTCAGCGACTTTGCGAGTTCTCGACTTTCCTCCTCGGACAAACTGTCCAGGTCTATATTGAATTTCTTAGAAAGAACATCTTGAGGTTCTGTCTGCTCTGAAGTTTCCTCCTCGGCTTCGGTCTCCTCGACGGATTGGTCCTCAAGCGATTCCGTAGGCTCCGCAGTCTCTTCAGCGGGTTCGTCCTCACTTTCGGTCGGTTCAGGTTCTGCTTCTTTGGCTTGTCTGCTTTTCAGTAACTGATCGGCAAATTCGGCCATCGAGACATTCCCATCTCCTTGCGTTTCACTATCCACGGAATTTTCAGAGGACTCCGAGACAACCTCTTCGGTAATTGTTTCCATAACATGTCAAGGCTATAAAGCCTAGTGTAGCAAAATATAGCCTAATGTAGTTACAGAGGCAATAAAAAAGCCCGCACGGTCACCCCCAACCGTGCGAGCTGTGTGTGGTTATGACTGAACTAAAGTTTGTAGAAGTTATCCAACTCCTCGTCTATCGCTTCCAATTTGCCTGTCATCATAAAGTGTCTGTTGGTGCTATCGATCACAACCTTGGACTGCAATTGACGAATCACTTCCTCGCGCATTGCTTCACGCATCTTGATGTATGCCTTGAAGTTTGGATCGTTCTTGAGTGAGACCAGGGCGGTCACCGCTTCTTCGGGGTCAATTTCGTGGTAGGTTTTCATTTTAGGAGTTCGTAAAGTAAGGATAGGCTTAAAAACATAAGTTCTATAATCGCGTCTCGCTCGATGAAGAACATGACCAACACAATGATCCAATACCATTCTCTTTGCAGATGTTGCACATGCTTATCTCTTTTTGCCTTTATGCAGACCGTGCCTGGCGTGTTGCTTACCTTTCTTGGTGGCCGCCCTTTTCTTCCTGTTGGCCGCCGCAAGTTTTGCCCTACCCGATTTTGTGCTTTTTAATTTCTTGATTGTCTTGGCAGGTGCATAGACCTCACCTGTTTCAGAAGACTTCTTGCCGGAAGCGGTTCTCCACTTCTGTCCGGTCCATCGCTTGAGGGACTTCTGTGACTTCTTTAAAGCCATTAGTTGCGATACCCTCCGCCTTTGGACTTGTATTCCTTGGCGAGCATTTGAGCTTTCCTAGCTGACCATTGACCTGCCCGTCCGCCCTTGGTCCCACGCTTAATCTTCTCAAATAAACGCTTACGCATGGTGGGTTTGGTGTAGTTACCCGCCTCATTGACGCGGGACTTAGCTTTCTTCTTTGCAGGCATCTTAGCAATTCCAAGCTTTGCGTGACCAATAGTTAGCGCTCAATTTAGTATTCTTTCCCTTGATGCCACCACTCCTCGCACAATAGCTTTTCTTACGGGCAGGTTGGTTCTTCTTTATACTTAAGTTAGCATCGCCAAAGCGTATGGTTTTCTTTTTGCCACCCTCAGATGCAAGCACGACAAATTTCTTTTTGCCGTAACCAGGTTCACCCTTACGAATCCTGCGGGGTGAATTTACTTTACTTGGTCTTCCGCTTGCCACGCTTATTAACCATCTTCTTTCCGGTCTTCTTAGCGTAGGACTTGGCCTTAGCCATTCCGGTTTTTCCGTATCCGAATTTCTTTTTACCTACCATTGGCATGATGTTGGTTCCTTTCTATGCCGCGTCTGCGGTTTGCCCGAACTGCGTAGGAGTCGCGCCAAGTCTGCCAATCTGAGCATTTGCCTGCTGTTGAATCTGCATCTGACGCTGTTGCATGTAGTTTTGAATACGCTCCTGCAATGCCGGATCTTGTTGAGCTTTTTGTTGAATGTCGGGTTGTGCCAACCACTGTTGAAATACTTGCATCTTTAATTCGTGAGCATCGGAAGGTTTCACATTTGGTGGAACTCCCGCAACCAACTCGGCAATGGTTTGACGCTCTTCATTGACCGCATTCTGAGATGCAGTTTCCTTGGGCAGTAATACTTTCTCGGATGCACCAGGTAAGACCTGTCCGATTGCTAACTGCAACAGACGCTCAGTGTCAAGGGTTCCGTTCTTATCAAGCATACCGCCAAGTTCCGCAACCGTCTTTACCCGTTCAAGCATTTGCTGTGGGTCTTGAGTTGCGGCATCGAATTGCAGATAAAAATCAAAGCGTTCATTCGCCGCACCCTTGGAAAACTTCTGCATGTCCCGCATTCCGGTCACCCGGAAGAACTCTGCGTCAGGACCATACTGTTGGTAGAGCGTATAAATCTGATCAAATAAATGCTTAAGATGCTGAAAGACTTTATCGATGTTCCGCTGTTGCTTCATCTGAGCCTCAACGGGATCAACGCCTGGTGCGTTTCTGCCAATCAATCGGTCAAATTGTTCTTTGACATATTGACGAACCTGAACCGATCCGCCATCGAATCTTGGCGTATCCGCAAATCGGTACTCACCTGGAGTGCGATACGGAACCCGCACCCCCGGACCCCATCGTGTTGGACTCCTTCCAAATGGCACGAGAAGTGGAGGAAGTGTGGCAAGGCTTTGCCTATCAATCGAGGCATCCTCTTCAATCTTTAAAATGTTTTGCGGCCCCTCACCAAGCTCGGCAACCGAGCGGGAGTGGTAGAGGCGCTTACTTGTTTTCTCATATGTGGATACAACGAAAGGATACTTACCATGCCCATAGTCCAAGAGTTGATGCTTGGCATAAACATCAGGCACATCACTGCAAAGGATTGTACAGAATATACCGGGAATGTCCATTTCGTCGAGTAAACGCTGATAGCAATAGATTACGCGGATGGTCTCATCATCATTGCGGATTACTTCCTCCTGCAAACGCATATTATTGATCGCAGTGTTCACATCTCCGCGATTGGCAAGCTCAATGGCTTTATCAACAAACTCCTCATCCCATCCTTCGGTATTTATCTTCGCACGAAGTTGTTCAGGGGTCATATTAATGACATGAAAAACATAAGGTGCTTCCTGCGGATCAATCGCATAGGATGGCCAAAATACATCCTCATCAGGGGCAAGTGCTTTGATGCGGGGTTGATTAATTACTCTGCGGGTTACGGGTACAGTGGTCTCACCGTCCTGGCGTAATTCCCTGAGCATTCCGCGAGCCTTGGCCTTGGATACCTTAAACTGTTGATTCAGGGCGGCGGCTAACTCGTTGTCCATGCTCCCGTCCTGAATAGCGGTGGCAATCTGCGGAAGGGCTTGAGCAATCTGATCAAGCTGAATGGATTGCTGTTGTTTGAGATCCTGAGAATCCCAATAGCAATAGTGAACCATCATGCCCTTCTCGTAAAAGTGATTCAATCCAAGTTCCACTTCATCATAGAACTCAGTCATCTTCGTGTTCAGCATCCAACGCATGAAGTTACTGATCACATTGGATCGCTCAATATCATCGGATTCCACAGGTGTGGCCACAATGTGAGCGCGGCGGATTGCATTGAGTGACATGGAAACTAAGCAATTGATAGTCTCATCCACCATGCGGACTTCCTGATCTGAGGCTCCATCCCAAGGGAAAACCTCTCCCGTCTCACTCAGACTGCCGTGCTTCTTATAGTCATCACTCTTACCATTCCATAAGCAGTTCCGAGTGTCATAATCGCGTTGCCTACGATCCATCCACTCACCCAAGTCGCTTTGGGTGCGGCGGTAAGTTTCCTGCAAGTATCCAATATCAGGTTCCTTGGAAACATACAATAATTCAGGATCAGAGGCACTTTGCATATGCAGTAGCAAATTATAGCCTTTTGTAGTTGACTAGTCAAACGGATTCAATATCCGCCACCACCTGTGGCCACCATTGAGCCGGGAGTGATGTGATCCGCACCACTGACCATAAGGTATCGGATGCAGTCAATTTGGTCCTTAAAGTGTTCAGCGCGGGACTGACCCGTATACTCAAGCATCGAGGTAATTGTGTTATCGCATTGGTCTGAGATATACAGTTTTGGCTTATTCTCGTCCGTCATATCCTCGGTATCGTTCCACGATAACGCATCATTGATCTTCGCAATCCCTGACTCGATCTCCACGCCAGGTGCGGGTCGCATGACAAAGCCCAAGTTTGCCATAGTCGTAATAATATTACTCTCCCCCTCCTTCTCCCTGACTGTGGCCGCACCCATGCGCGGGTCAACAATGCGCTCAAATATCTCCTCCTCATTCTCCAAATCCTCGAAGTGATTCTTATAATCGGTGTATCCCCAACCGAGTGGCCTTTGGGCAGGGCCAGGTTTACCCACGCTCTTCCCTACCCCATTAACATGGGGCAAGGCCCATTGGCCCATCGTGGAGTCAGGGAACTCGCGGTATATATAAATACTCCCATCCCGCATAACTCCCGCCCAAATGCAGACCCACGGTTTTGAGCCGCCAGGATCAGCAACGAAGTAACGGGTGACAGGTATCGAATCATCCTGAATAAAGGGGATCTTCTCATGCGGGATTACATTTACCTCTCTGTTGAATTTCGGGAACCTACCTTCCACTGCTTTACTTGGAATGCCATATAATCGGGCAAGCTTGACCTCTAAGGGTTGCTTAGAATAAGTGCGGACTAATTCCTTACCGTCAATGAACGGACTATCCTCAGACCAAAAGTAATGAATCCGGCAATCAGGCCAATTGGCGGAGACCTGTTCGATAGGTAAATCCCGTCCAAGAAGTTT